CCGCACCCCATCCTTTCAGGGATTTTCACGCCCTCTATACACAAAACCATCAGGTATCACATTTAAGGGAAACCACTAAGTAAGTACATAGTGGGCGGATTTAAATAACCCATAAGGTTATAATCAGCACCACCACATACAAACGTATTATATGTCAATCTAGTATACCAATTGGTATCAAGATCCACATCATCTTTGGCCTTTACAAGGACTGATACGGCCAACAAATCCCCTTGAATATTTGTATCTTGTAAGGGCGCAGTCTCAGTATATTGCGATGCATTAACAAGATATTGATTGCAACCCTTACCCTTAGTAGTGCCATAATCAGGACATGAACACTCAAGTTGTTGTACATCTGGACGAACTAGCTCCATGCCACCATACGCTGCATCAGTAACTAATCGATTCCAACCAATAACAGTCGTAGTATAATCAGTTGTAAGAGGAGTTGGTATTAAGTTAGAACTAGTGGTTGCGTTTACCTGATTATTGTTGACACATGCTAAATCAATATAATAGGGATTCTTAAATTTCACGGTCGAGGTATCAGCGTTCAGTATAGCAATACTTGCTTCGATCTTCGGAAAAATACGCCAGTTAATAGCACCTCTACGCAACGTGAAACATGGTGTCAAGTAAGTCAATGGACTTTCACAAGCCTCAGCGAAACCTACCATGGTGCCTCCAATACTCTGGTATGGATTAAGGCAATCAGCTGGACCATAGTACAATGGAAATCTCTTCAGCAACCACCTAAAAGCTCCAATAACAAATGCATTGGAGACTGGTTGATAAAATTGATTACCACTACAGTTATGATATGATGCTCCCCAGCGATGACAAAGTTGTCGTAAACTAACAACGCTCTCACCATCAATCATGAGATCAACCTTATCATTGACTCCACTAGCAGGAACAATATCTTCAGACTGTCTCTGAACTCGTGTCGGGGCTATCCACATATGCTGAGTATTAGGAAATGGCCGAATTGGCTGACTATAGCACATGTTTTTAAACGAAACCCATGTCATCACATATGCACTCGCATCAAAAGGAGCACTCAACTCCGTCATAACCTGCATACGCCAGTATCCATTTGCAAATGCTAGCATAGTTTCAGGCGATGTAACAATACCACCTCTTTCTGCAAATATCTGTCCAGGTGTAGATCCATAAGTAATTGGAAAACAAGAAAGTTTAGATCTAATACCCTGCCATGGAACAGTTATAGATAACTCATTCTCTTGACTTAAATCGATTATACGAGAGTAAATTGCACCCTCAGAGAAGTTTACAAATTCTCCCGCTGGATCATAAACAAATCGAAGTCTACCTCTATGAAACTTAGAACACACAATTTTGAATTTAATGACCATATCACCAGCCCAGTGCTGAAAATTCTGGGATAGGTGGGTGGAAGGAGCCATTGCCAAACATTTTGAAACAACACCTAGTGCCTCACCAGTAGTTAAATTAAAACTAGAAGTTTGATGATAACTAGGTGTTACTGCACCTGATTGAATAATCAAATCAACATTATCAGCACACTCCCAATTGGTCGCACCCACAAAAAAGGGTTTATTGACAATATT